CTGCAGAAAATAAACCATATAGATGTCAACACCCAAAAACAAACCCGCTAAATACCCTTGCGAAAAGAGAGGTCAATAGACAACACTACTCACTTGAACCACATTAGAAAGCAGTTAACCAGATAGTCTTAAAAAAATATCGTTTTTTGACCAATAAAGATCAACGCAATCACCGGAACAAGAAGCAGCCGTACCTCATCCGTCTGAAGAGCCGGCGTCCGATGTTCTTCGGCGCGCTTGCCTAGGTCAATCATGGGTTGGAGCCTCACGAGGGCGATGGGTTTGCAATGCATGACCGCCCCAAGCGATCAGGGCATGGTCGATATCCACGACCGGCGCCCTTTGATGCTGACGCCAGAGAATGCCAACGAATGGCTTGCCCCAACCATAACACCGTCGCGAGCGTAGGAAATTACAAAGGAGCTGTGCCAACCCACGGAAGAGTTTGAATGGTTTCCCTTAGGTAAAGTTGTGGGAAACGTCAGAAATCAAGTGCCAGAACTGATCGAGCCGGTACAATCAACTGAGGTACCACATAACAAAGGCGACTGCGGAGATCCACACCAGTGTTAGCAGAAATGAAAGACCTGCGAGCTGCTTATCCATACGCTACCCAATGTGAGATTGAAAGACGGCAATACGAGCAACAGCTGCAACTTTAGTTCAGCGATCCCAGCGCGCCACCACCAGAGACAGCGGCGCGCTTCACTCGAACTCGGTATACCACCGCCTAAATCAACACCTATTTTCCACAGCGTTATGGGCTGCTACGGTCAGAACAAGCCACCCAATGCTGCGGGCTCCCAGTTCATGATCACCAACTCGCCACTGATCTCTGCTCTCTGCTGTCGCTGATTTGTATTGCAGTACCGGATGTCGACGGTTTCGAAGTGAAATCCATCAAATACATGCCGAATATCCGGATGGTCATTGATGCTGACCATGACCTTTCCCTTGCAACGCCGCATGAACTCGGCCATGCGCTCGTAATTGTCAAAGGGAAAATCCAATCCATAACCGGCCGTCTGCCAGTAAGGCGGATCCATGTAGTGGAAGGTGTGAGCACGATCATAGCGCTCGGCACACTCAAGCCAGCCCAGGTTTTCAACGTAGGTGCCAGACAGACGCTGCCACGCAGCGGACAGGTTTTCCTCAATCCGCAGCAGGTTGATAGCCGGGCCTGTGGTCGCAGTACCAAACGTCTGCCCCGTCACCTTGCCGGCAAAGGCATGGTGCTGTAGGTAGAAAAACCGGGCGGCGCGCTGGATGTCAGTAAGGGTCTCAGGACGGGTCATCTTCTGCCACTCGAACACCTGGCGTGAACTGAGCGCCCATTTGAACTGACGCACGAATTCTTCCAGGTGGTTCTGCACGACACGGTACAGCGTCACAAGGTCACCGTTGATGTCGTTTAGGACTTCAACCGGGGCGGCTTGAGGGCGCATGAAGTAGAGCGCGGCGCCACCGGCGAAGACTTCGACGTAGCATTCATGGGGTGGGAAAAGCGGGATAAGGCGGTCGGCCAGGCGGCGTTTGCCGCCCATCCAAGGGATGATGGGTGTGGACATATGAAAGCAAGACCTTTGCTGTATGGATAAACAGTGCTAGGCTCGCTCCGCTTTGTGCACGAAGCAGGAGCCTTGGCTGGACTTGCAGGGACGTTCTGCGGGGAAGGTGGTCGGGCTGGATGTTGACGCATCCTGCCCGGCCGCTCCTTTTACTTCGGTGTAGAAACTTCTTTTGCATAGGCCTGACAGGCCCGCAGGGCGATCAATCCTTGGTCGCCGGAATCGCTGATTCCGATAATTCGTTGAGCATGCGCTGGGTCAAGTTGGGCTCTTGTGGTGCCATGAACCACGCGGCCGGTGGCGGTGGTGGCAGGCACTGAACTGTTGCTTTTGGTATCGGTGGCGGCGAGGACGACTGACAACCGCAGATCAGCAGTAGCCAGGCGATCACGCAGACGAGCTTGCTTGGTTTGCTCATCGGTTAATTCCTTGTAATGGGTTTCATCTTTGTCTTGCAGGCGTTGCTCAAGGGCGAAGCGCTTGTCCTGCTCGTTGCGCTGTTGGGCAGCAGCAGCCCGGGATAACTCGCCGAGGGTGTCAACGTGCTGCCTGGCCTGGCGCTCCAACTGCTGACCGTAACGCCAACCTTGCGCGGTCCAGGCCAACGCAGCAGATCCGACCGCCAACATCACCAGCAATGTGCTGACCGCCACGAGCCGGTATCGCGTCGGGATCAGGTCGAAGAGACGCATAACACCGCCCTCGCCCGGCCCCACAGCTGCAGCCGATCTTCCAGTCCGTTGAGCCCGCCATTGATCCGGCGGGTGATGGTGTTGAACTGATCTTGATCCGCGAGTGCGTTCAACCCGTTCACCGACCAGAACCACGCTGCCGACTCAGCCGCCCATTGCGGCAGCTCGAGCAACTCAGGCGTGCGCAGTAAACGTTCATCACCAAACAGCGCCAAGCTGCAGCGCAAGTAGTTGTCATGACCGGTAATCTGGATCAGCCCACGGCCGCGATAACGCTGGCCGTCACCGTCGGCTGCAGGCGTGTTCCCAAGCTTGACAGCCAGAGGCCCGGTGTCGTACTTGCTGAGGTATTGACCGCTTCCCAATTCACGCACGTATTGCAGTTGGCCGGACTCATGGCCGACCTGGGCCAGGAATGCCGCCTGACGCTTCGGCGTATCGATCTTGCGGTTGGACATGGCCGCATTCAGCGCGGATACAAAAACGCCCGCTTTGCGGCGGGCGTTGGGCATGATGCTTTGAAGTTGCAGCTCAGTGATGGACATCGCTTTTTTCCCAGGCAAAAAAATGCCGCTCGATGGCGGCGAATGGTGAGATGGGTTCAGCCAGTTACAGCTCCAGGACTTTCACCTCCTTAGTTTTTTTCGTCTTCTTGCTTTTGGCTTTGGCCTTACCCTTTTTGCCGCCATTGCACTCAACGGTGGTCGACCAGCCGGCCTGAGTGAATACCTGCTCCACCGAGTCGACCAGGTACTCACCATCGATGCCGGCCTTGAAGCCCGTGGCGTTTACTGACCGTTCGGCAAACAGGTCGGTACGCCCAGGCATCTCCAGGCGCACACCCGCGGAGGACCGATTGAAGGCAGTCAGCCGGGCTTTGGCCGCCTGCTCCGCTGCGGTCTTGTTGGGGTAGATATGACGGTCTGTGTGCACCGCCGGCAGCCCGTCGGGCGCATCCGCGTTGTCCAGGCTGATCAGTTTCAGCTCACCGCTTTTCTTGTCCTGGTGCTTAACCTACCGGCCTTCCCTGTCCGGGATCGCGAGTATCTACGAGTCAAGGACAGCAACTGGTATCACGAAACCGCCGGCATGCAGTACAGCCAGTCGACCAAGGTCCGCCAAGCCGGTATCCGCTGGCTCGCCGAACAGTTGGGCCTCGAACTGCCAGCCATCCCGGCAGACAACCGTGACGTGGCCTAGGGAGTACGCCCGCCAGATCGTCGCCATGCGCACACGCGAGGAGCGCAACGCCGCGCTCCTCGAAGTGCCGGAGCATCTGCGGGAGCTGACCAAACGCCATTGCCTAAATGCCTGGAACCACCCTTCACGACTCAAACGCAAGGAGGCCGCTGCCCATGAGCAACATCAGTCAAACACCGCTACGACTGCAACCCGCACCGGATAGCGCGACCGTCGAGATGCTGCACCAACTCTTCGGCGACGTGCTTATCCCTCTGGAAAAGCTGCGCGTGCACTACTTCAAGAACCTCAACGAAAAGACCTTCACCGAGGCGATCAACAGCGGCCGGATTCAGCTGCCGGTGACCACTCTGGATCACAGTGTGAAGGCGTTGCGGTACGCGCACATCAAGCACGTCGCGGCACTGATCGACATTCGCGCCTACAAGGCAGACGAGGACATGCCACGACCGCAAAACGACTCAACCGAGCTAGACCAGTAACCCCAAAGGCTGCCACCACCAGCCAGCGTAACTAACAGGAGCACACCACATGACTGCAATTCAAATCTGCGCATTGATCAGCATCATTTTCGCAGCCGCGATCCTCTATTGGGTCGGCTATCGAGGGGGCTTGATTGATGGTCGCATCGAAGGCATCGATGAAGGCAAGGCTATTCAGCAATTAGATAGCTCGGGCACCATTCGGGACTTGGAGCTATTGCTTGAGCAAGCCCAGACTCACCACAAGCAACTAATTGCCCACTACAAGCGGGCATTGGATGCATCGAAGCTGGGGGAGCCAGCTCGCAAAACTCTATTGGATATCGCCGAAAAGCTGCGTATCGCAGCCGAGACATTCAGCGCGTTCCGCACCGGCAAGAAGCTCGAACGTGACTCGCTAGCTCTGCGCGACCAAGCACTCGCCATCGCGGCGTTACTAGATCCAGCAGCACCAAAGCTGGAACCGACCCAAGCAAATAGCTCAATCACTGAGCCCCAGGGCCGATGGGTGATAGAGCGAGGGCCAACCGAAGCAATGTGCCCTGAAGAAGCCCGCAAAGCACTGCTATTTTTTCGAACCCAAGCGGAACTTCATACCCGAAACCAAAAAGCAGTCGGCGGTGACGCATGAGCCGCGCCATTCCGATGCTGCGCCTAACGCCCCAGGCCGCCGGCACACTGCAACAGCAACATGCAAAGGCCACCAAGGATCTTCGCGCCCTGACCGGCTACAGCAAAGAGTTCGATCGCCAGTTGAAAGCACTGATCGGCTACGAAGCTCACCACCAAAGACCGCCTTGCCATGGTCACCGTGATGGTGAAGGGCACGCCCTATGTGATTGTCGACATCTGCCTGCGGATGCTGAATCCGTCCGAGCTGTACAAGGCCCAGGGCTTCCCTGCGGACTACATCATCAGCCACGGTGCCGACGGCAAACCGTTCACCAAGATTCAGCAGGTGCACATGTGCGGCAACAGCGTCAGCCCGCCGCCGATGGCTGCGCTTTCTCGGGCCAATGATCCATGGCGCCAAGCAGAAGCACTCAAGGAGGCCGCATGAAAGAGCGCCCGATTCTATTCAGCGCGACGACGGTCCCGCCCCCCGGCCTGAACATCAGCAGTGATAAGTGCAACAAGTCAAAAGCACATAGCAACCATCAGAAATTCAGCAAGCAGCAGCGCCCAACCGAAGGCATTGCCCAGCGCACAGGGGAGAAATCACAATGAGCGCAGCAGAGAAACTCGACTTCCACATCACACCAGGCGCCTGGTTTCGCCAGGACCTGTTGTACCCAGTCTTCGGCCTAAGTACCGAAGCGGTTCGCAAATATCGCACCCGAGGTCTGTGGCTTGAGGGCAAGCACTGGCGTTACGACCCAGCCAACGTGATCGTCTACAACCGCGCGGCCATTGAGCGCTGGATGGAAGGGAAGCCATGATCGACAAGATGCCGACAGGCGTTGAGATGAATGGCAAACAGCTACGCATCTGGTTTATCTTCAACGGCCAACGGTGCCGAGAGCCACTGGAGGGGATCTCCAAAGTAAATAAGGCCGCTATCGCGTATGCGGATAACAAACGTCGGACCATCCTCGCTGAAATCAAAGAGGGTCGCTTCGACTATGCGGCTCACTTTCCCAAATCTCCCAGGGCAGCAATGTTCACGGGAACTGGCGGGCCATCTCTGAAGCGTACCGTGAAGGAAGGTATCGATCGATGGCTGGAGGTCCAACGCGCACTTAAAGCATCAAGTACCGTCGTTAACTATGTCAGCAAGGCCAAGCACGTCGAAAACAAATTTGGCAAACGCCGAATCGTGGACATCAGCAAGAGCGATATAGAGCTGTTTCAAGCACAACTGCTGAAGCAAGGCCTATCCCCAAAGACAGTAAACGACATCTTCACCGTCGTCCGCGGCGTCTGGGCTGACGCCTTCGGCGACGGCATATTGAAAGCCAACCCACTGGATCGAATAAACAACGTCGGCTCGGACGTCGACCTTGAGCATGCCGATCCCTTCAGTCGCACGGAGATTGATTTAATCGGCAAAGCGGATCCGGAGCGACGACCTGATACTAGGATGATTGAGTTCAACTGCTGGGCAGGACTGTCGCTTTCCGAACTGATCGCCTTGGCTGTCGAGGACGTAGATCTTGATGCCGGCTTGGTGCAGGTCCGACGCGCGCTAGTCGTGGGCGAGTTCAAAGTACCGAAAGAACGCTCCAGGGTAAGAGTCGTCGAGCTGATAGACCCCGCACTGGAACTGATGCGAGAGATCGTTGCTGAGGCTAGGGAAGCCCCAACAGAAGAGATTACCGTAATCCAGCGTGACAACATCACTTCGAAAAAAATGAAGGTCAAGTTTTTATTCCGCAGTTCTACCAGCGGCCTGATGTGGAGTGGCAAGACGCTGAGCAACTGGTTCACCGCCCACTTGAAAAAGGCAGACGTGCGTCATCGGGGGGCAAACCAGTGTCGCCACACCTTTGCTAGTCAGATGCTATCTAGCTACGTTCCGGTCGAATGGGTGGCCAGGCAGTTAGGGCACGCTGATACAACGATGGTGCGAAAGCATTACGGAAGATGGATACCGAAGGACACAAAGAGCATGGCAGGAGCTGTATCCCAGATGCTTGGGTTCAGAAGTTAAATAACCCTATAAGGGCTAGCAGAACACTAGCCCTCACTAATAGCTTACTTCTAAACCCCCTTATATAGCACTGAGATTGGTTTGTTCGAGGTTCAATACCGAGCCAAACGTTTGAGACCTTCCATAAAGGTATCGAGATATTGATCGCTGGAGTATGCAAAGCCTGCCTCAAGAAGCGGTTTTTTATTTTCGGGATGGGATAACTCTTCAGCAAAACGATAAATTGTTTCAGAGTTCCAAGATATGCGTCCGTAAGCGATCGTCCGAAAAGTTCCACGCTGAATTATATCTTCTAGCGATTCTTGAGTGAGTCCTCTTTCTTTGGCAAAGTTCAGCAAGCACAGGAACTCGAACCATTCATAAAGGAGTGGGACTTCGCATACGCCAGCGAAGCTTGGCGCCCAGCGTGGGGACAGATTCATAGCTAACCGATTACTCAGAGGTGTTTTAGAGTTTTCCTCACCTTCGAAACTTTTCCATTGTTGTTTGCAATGTTCTTCTAGATAAAACGGCGACAATTCGACGCCCATCACTGTTGACATGTCACGCCAATTTATCAAAGTGGTATTAAATACCTGCAACAAGGTTTTGAAACGACCGGCCCTTGCCAAGCCCAAACCATATCCATAAAAAACAAGTGCTGCTGGATAGATCTTCAGAGTTATCCAAGGCGTATATCCAGATTGGACCTTTTGTGCCTCCCCATACAGACCTTTAATGGCATCAAGTACAAGAGGTAACTCACGACCTTCTCCCCAACGACCGAGTACCGTAGCTAGTCTGACTAAAGGCTCAACCGCCGACTCATGGGCCTGCACCCAATCGGTGAATAACTGACTCCCCCGGCCCTCATTAGAAGCAAAAATAGGTGCAAAATGAGAGATCGCCTTTTGAGTCTCGGCGGTAACCAATTCTTCGAGTTGAATTCGGTGCTCTTCCTTAACTATGAAGCGTTTCGCCATAGCAATGGTCAAGTCGATCCCGATTGGATTATGCAATCGAGACTGCTGGATAGTCTCCAGCTTTAGATTCAGCCCTCCAAAAAAGGTATCCGCATCAAATCCACTGGCAATGATTGCCTGACGCTGTATTGCGATCTGTTGGCCGCGCTCTGAAAGCTCACCACGAGCCAGCCAAAACGTTGGGTACCGACGACTTGGTGCTCTCAATAGAACGGCCCGCAATGCGTGATCCCATTCTCCTGACCAACCAGCGATGATCAGCCCGAATTCATCAACGATGCGATCAAGCAGCGCATTAAATTCGGAAGGGTATTCCCCTAGTTCGACATCAGTATTGAGAATTCTTGCGTCTTTATAATCGCCGTGAATTTTCAGAATGTAGCATTGCGTATGCGTGATCGGCTCAGCGCCCGCCAGGGTATCCACCGAGCTGACCACCGTCGGCTCGATGCCAAGATCACGCAGAGCATTCTCCATGAGCCGATCAAAGTTGGTGGTGACAATCACTCGAATGTGGCCGGACTGCACCATGGCGGCGATAGCGCGATGAGCTCGAGTGGGCACTTTCAAGCCATCCTCTAGCTCTTGAGCTGAAGGCTCGAGAAAATTTTGGATGATCGCCCGGCGTTCTGTTTGAGTAGTCGCCAACTGCTCTAAAAGTGTTGAGTAGTTGGGCTGCTGCCCAGTACGAGCAACGTACCATCCGAGCCAATCCTCTTGCTCGCCCGCGTCGGCCGCAATACCTGCTCGCTTGACCAGCTCCATGGTGATTTCCCAGCCTGTTGGGATTCCAGCTGACCTTGATACACCCGACCCCAAGAGGACCGCGTAGACCCCTTTGTTTTCGTACATCGAAAATGCCAATCGTGTAGTCGGATCGCTGGAGATCATCGATTCATCCCAAAGGAAAGGAGGAGCGTCTGTAAACAACTGTGGGGATAGCCTAATGCCGGTAGTGGCAACAAACAATGGACGAGAGATTCATTCTGGTAAGAAGTTCTGGCGCTGAGCAGTCTAGAGCGGCCCTGCCAGCGGTTTAAATGCCCTAAAAATGCCCTAAATCAAATCACAGAAACGAAAAAGCCCCCGTAATCATCAATCATTACGGGGGCTTCGTCTTGTTCAATAATGGCGGAGAGATAGGGATTCGAACCCTAGGTACCGGTGAAGGTACAACGGATTTCGAATCCGTCCCATTCGGCCACTCTGGCATCTCTCCAACGGCGCGCATCATAACAGCATGATTCGTGGATGCAAAGCGCCGAAGCGATTTTTTTCCGTGCTATCAGATGCTTGCGTCGATTAAAGCGGTACGCCGAGACGATTGGCGACTTCTTCATAGGCTTCGATGACGTCACCGAGGCCCTGGCGGAAGCGGTCTTT